TACAACACCAACGCCAACGGTAACGCCTGCACCTACACCAGCACCGACAGTTACGCCTGCGCCAACGCTGCCACCAGCGACACCTAAGCCACCGGCCACTGTATTAAGCGAGTTGCAAGCAAGAAGCATTTTCCTCAACCTTTTTGGCAGGCAACCAAGCACAACGGAACTTGCCAATTTCCTTGCTGCACAATCAAGCACCAATCCGTTTGTCACACCACAAAGTCTAGAGTCCTATCTGCGAGGAACTGACGCGTATACAAAGTATTTACAAGGCTTACAGCAACCAACAACAAGCGGGTTTTCGTCAGTACCTCAAACCTTTGGCGGCGCATTTAGTGTGCCTGTTACGCCTATGGCTGGGCCTGCTTACTACGAGGTTGGTGGTTCTCCGATCATGGAGAGTTCCGCTGTTGCCGGCCCTGAGATAAGACGAAGGACTCAACAAAGGCTTGGCGAGGGCTTTACGAGAGAACAACTTACTAACTATGCAATCTCACAAGGATTGAGTCCTGATGTCATTAAGTACGCATTTGGTGAGAATGTAACGCTGCCAGGGACAATCCAGACAGGGCTTACGCCTGCCTTTAGATCTGGTGCGGCTGGGTTCACAAGTATGCGTCCTAGCTCACTAGAGTTTGGTGTGCCTGCTGTATCACAAGCGGTGCAACAGTACACCCCAGGTGCTTTTGACAAGGCAGCACTGCAAGCCGCTTATGAACAAGCAACGGGCCAGACTTACGGCGGTGAGAACGTAGACCAGATGCAACAAACAGGATCTTGGGATGGTGGTAAGGTAACCAAAGACAAGATCGCTTACGAGAAGGGTGGTAAGGTTCGCGGTTTACTAGGCCCGAACCCTGATAACCCTGACGATGGTTACGGGTCGCTTCAGGTTGGCGAGTACGTTATTCGTAAGAAGGCCGTAAACAAGTACGGTGAGGATTTCTTGGAGGCTCTGAACGAGTCAAGACTACCTAAAAAGAAGGCTAAGAGCTTGTTATGACACAGCGTTGGGAACGAGCAAAAGGTTTACTAGGCGATGAATTCTTAGGTGAAGTCTTTGCTGAGTTGGAAAAAGACAACATCGAGCGTATCATCAATAGTAATCCTGACGACATTGATCTACGCGAGGAGTCTTACACGATGATTCGCGCAGTGCGTCAGGTAAAAGCGCGTCTGGAGACGATTGCCGCCGAAGGCGAGATGGTCAAAAGGCGATTTAAGATTTTTTGATTAAAGGTGGTTTATGGAAAGCAGCAACCCAGTTGGGACTAGCTTGACAGTGGGACAGGCAGCAGACACGTTTCTTGGCATGATGAGTGGAGAACCTCAAGAAGAGCAAGTTCAAGACCAGTCAGAGCAAGAATATGTTGCCAGTGAATCCGAGTCTGAGGAGTCACAAGAGGAAACTCAGGAGGAACAACGCTTCGTCGTCAAAGCAGCAGGCGAAGAACGCGAAGTTACCCTTCAAGAGTTGATCGAGGGCTACCAAAAAGGTACGGATTACCATAAAAAAACCAATCAGCTTGCCGAGCAGCGTAAGGCTGTAGAAGCAGAGAAGTCTGCTATCGAGCAAGCAAAACAGGCGAGAGACGCATATTCTCAACGTCTGCAAGCGATGGATTCGTTCCTGAACGCGCAGATAAAGGCTGAGAATCTTGAGGCATTGAAAGACACCGACCCGATCGCCTATGCAGTCAAGGTCGCTGAGAGAGTTCAATTAGAGAAGGACATTGCAAGAATCCGTGGCGAGCAGCAACGCATTGCACAACAGCAACAGGCCGAGCGCGAGCAACAGATGGAGGCTTACGTCGCAGAAGAAGCGAAGAAGGTAGCCGCAGCAATTCCTGATTACCTTGACCCCAAGAAGGGAGAAAAGGTGCGAGCAGAACTCAGGTCTTACGCTAAAAACCTCGGTTATTCCGACGAGGAACTAGCAAATGCCACTGACTCACGCGCTGTTTTAGCATTGTGGAAAGCCGCGCAGTACGACAAACTTGTGCAGTCAAAGCCTGGGGTTAACAAGAAAGTTAACGAGGCTCCGAAACTGCTCAAGCCTGGGACTGCCACTGGTAAGAGCTTATCCACAGAAGCAGCAAAACAGGACTTTGCACGTTTACGCAAGACAGGAAGTCGGCAAGACGCTGCAAGGGTTTTTGAAAGATTTTTGTAACTTTTTTCTTTGGAGTTTTATCATGACTGTACCTTCAGGCACTTTTCAAACATTTACTGCGATTGGGCAGCGGGAAGATTTGACGGATTAAACTATTCTGTTAGAGTAGACCAGTCCCCTTGATGTTTGGAGTAATGGATTGGGAAAACTAACAGCAACAAAGCAGGAATTAATGCTGAAGTTTTATGCCCTAAATGCCATTTCGCCAGGCATCACTGAATAATCGGGTGAATTGCTGGAAACCCCTTAGAGCCTTGAGTACCAAAGCGTAATAATCTCAAGGATTGGGCAATCAGCAGCCAAGCCGCAAATGTAAGTCGAAAGACCCAGGGTTGCGGAAGGTTCAACGACTAGGTAGTGACGAAAGAATAATCTACCCACGAGCGCCCGACGCGAAAGCGATGATATAGTCTGGACTACCGTGAAAACGGTAGAAGCAAGGATAAAGAGCCTTGCGATAACAAATCGGTTATTTACAACATCTCTCCGACCGAGACACCTATCCTTTCGTCGCTTGCTCGCACCAAAGCAACGGCTGTCTACCACGAGTGGCAGACCGACACGTTGGCCGCAGCAACAACCAACAACGCACAGGTTGAAGGTGACGATGCAACAGCAGCAACTATCAGCCCGACGACCCGTCTTGGAAACTACACGCAGATCGTTGCTAAGACGATCCAAGTGTCAGGAACCATGATGGCTGTTGACCTTGCAGGCAGACGCGCAGAAAAAGCCTACCAGCTTTCCAAGGCTTCGCAGGAACTAAAGCGCGACCAAGAGACCATTCTTGCTGCCAACCAGGGACGTAGTGCTGGCAATTCAACCACGGCTCGCAAGTTGGGTTCGCTTTTGTCTTGGCTCAAGACCAATTCGAACTACAACACAACCGACGGTGCTAACCCCACCACAATCGGCGTGAGCACTCGCTCGGATGGTACAACCCGTACCTTTACCGAGACGATCCTCAAGGATGGCGTTCAGCAGGTCTACACCTCTGGTGGAAGCCCCAAGATCCTTGTGGTTGGCCCTGCACTCAAGCAGACCGTTTCGGCTTTCGCGGGTATCGCAGCACAGCGTTACATGGCTCCGTCAGATGCACCGACGACCATCATTGGCGCGGCTGATGTCTATTTAAGTGACTTCGGCTCGATTTCGGTTGTACCTGATAGGTTCGTTCGTAGCCGTGATGCGTTCATCCTTGATCCGGAATACGCAGCAGTTGGTTATCTGCGTCCGTTCCAGACCAATGAGTTAGCGAAAACCGGCGACTCCGAGAAAACTCAGATTCTTGCAGAGTTCACCTTGGAGATGCGTAACGAGGCTGCTCACGGTATCCTGGCTGATCTCAAGACAGCGTAGTAAAAACTGTGGTAAAAAAGAGGGAGGCGTAACAACCTCCCTTTTTTTATGCTCAAAACTAAATTTCACGCAACTGACGATCAGTTTGTCTTTGAGAGAACTCAGGACATATCTGCAATCATCGAGCAGAACAAAGCCCTCTATAACGCAACCGATGAGCGCGAGCGTTGGGGTGAGTGGACACGTTACGCTCAGTTACCCTATGCGGTGATTGACGACCTAAACAAACAAGGGATCATGCGAGGTTTTGCAGTCGCAGACGAAAAGAAGTTCAGGGCGTGGATGAACGACCCCGAAAACAGACACTTCAGAACTCGCCCAGGAAAAGTATGAAGATAGCCTTTTGTGTTCCGTGTCGGGACACGATGATGACGGGTACGGCGTTTGATATGGCTCGTCTGGCTGCATACGATGGGGCCAATAGGTGCGCGATTACAGGTGGATCGTTTCTCTTGTACACAGCCCCTGGGACGCTCATATTTAGTCAAAGAGAGTCATTAGCCAAAGAAGCCTTGGCCGACGGTGCTGAGTACATTCTTTGGGTGGACTCGGACATGAGGTTCCCTAAGAACACGTTAGAACGTTTGTTAGCACACGGGCAAAAGATTGTCGGGGTTAATGCAGTCACGAGACGTAAACCTGTTCTACCGACGGCGATTAACTTTCATCAAGACAAAGAGATCTTTGAGAAGATTGAGAGTCGAGGTAAGAAAGGTATCGAAGAAGTCACGGCCGTAGGATTTGGGGTTGTGTTAACCCATAAGTCTGTGTTTGAGGCTATGCCTCAGCCGTGGTTTGATGTAGTATGGGGGGCGGGTGGTCTAATTGGCGAAGATGTGCATTTTTGTGTGAAAGCCTTAGACCACGGGATAAAGACTTTCGTGGATCACGAATTGAGCCTCGAAATAGGACACATCGGGACGCACGAATACCGATGGAGCGATGTCGAATATGGCCCTAAGCACTTACAGCGATCTTCAGACGACCATAGCTAATTATCTCTCACGAGATGATCTTACTTCCGCGATCCCAGACTTCATCCAACTTGCAGAAATTCGGCTCCGTCGAGATCTACGCTTGCGTCAAATGCTTACGCAAACATCGACAACGGCAACCTCTGGCGGCGCGACAATTAGTCTGCCTAGCGACTTCCTGCAAGCAAGGGATGTGTACGTTGACTCTGACCCCGACTTCCCAGTTACGTTCGCAACGCCGAGCATCTTCATTCGGAACGGTAGGACGAACGAAAGTGGAGTACCGGCTTTCTACACCATCCTCGGGTCTACGATTCAATTTGCCCCAATTCCTGACAGCGATTACACGATCAAGATCTTGTACTACGCAGCCCCTGCGTTTCTCTCTTCGAGCAATACGTCAAATCTCTGGCTTACGACCTGTCCGGACGCACTTCTCTATGCGTCACTAGGCGAGGCCGAGCCTTACATTATGAACGACCCCAGGCTACAGACTTGGGGTGCACTTTATGATCGCGCTATCGCTTCTTTAACGCGTTCTGACGAAGAAAGTCAGTATTCGGGTGTACCGCTCACAATGATGGTAGCCAAGCGATGATGGTTCCTTTTGGTGAGTGGATGCCCGATCAGCCTGGGGCTTCTGGTGCGCTTGTGGACGCTAAGAACGTCACGCCACAAGCAGTCGGTTACGGGCCTATTATGACCCCTCAGGACTGGAGCGGGTCTGCATCCGAGAACTTAAACAACATTGTGTCCGCAAGAACGCCCACCGAGGCTGTCAAGCTCTTTGCGGGTGGTGCTAGTAAATTATTCCTTTTGAATGGCAACGACCTCACATTCTCAAATGTATCTAAGACCGGTGGTTACTCAACACCTTCGGGCCAACGATGGAACTTCACGCAGTTTGGCAATCGACTGATCGCGGCTAACGGTTATGACAGGCTCCAGGGTTATCTCATGGGGACATCTACGCTCTTTGCAGACCTTGGTGCTGCCGCCCCTAAGTCTAGGTACGTTGCTGTCGTTAGGGACTTTGTTGTTGCCGGATACAACAATGGCGCAACTGTTTATCCCAACAGGGTCGAATGGTCTGCGTTGGGAGATGAAACCGACTGGACTGCTTCAGCGTTAACGCAATCAGACTACCAAGACATCCCAGATGGCGGCCATGTAAAGGGAGTCACTGGGGGTGAATACGGCCTAGTCTTTTTGGATCGCGCTGTTGTCAGGATGTCCTATGTTGGTAGCCCGCTTGTCTTTCAGTTTGACACCATATCAAGAGGGCAGGGGTGCTTAGAGGCTAACTCCATTGTTCAGTACGCAGGTATCACTTACTTTTTGTCTGACGACGGGTTTTATATGTGCGACGGGCAGTCGATCAAGTCTATTTCGGTAGAGAAGATCGACCGGTGGTTCTTCAATGATGCCGACGTTTCTCAACTCTCGTTAATGAGCGCAGCGGTTGATCCGCTCAAGAACCTTGTTATCTGGTCTTACAGGTCAGTTGATGCGGTACAAAGACTTCTTATTTACAACTTCAACATTGGCAAGTGGTCTTACGGTGAGGCTGACTTCGACTTTGTAGCGCAGAGCACCACAATAAGCACAACTACGTCAGCAGGTTTAAGTTTAGAAGATCTAGACGTTTACGGGAGTCTTGACGACTTACCAGCGAGTCTTGATTCGTATGCCTTCACAACGCAGGGGACGTATCTAACGGGCGGTAATAACGCCAAGATCATCGCGTTTTCAGGCACACCATTAACGCCAAACATTATCACCCCCGACCTTTCTTTGGATGGCAAGCCTTCCGTGTTGACGCTTGTAAGGCCAGTCATTGATGGCGGTTCTTGCTCGGTCAAGATAAGGTCTCGCAGGCTTTTATCAGAGCAGACAGACTTTACGGGGTCAACCTACTCAGCAAACTCAGACAACCGGATTAGCGCAAGGAGCGCAGGAAACTACCATCGCCTCCAAGTCACGCCGACTGGTAACTTTTGGACGACCGCTATCGGTGTCGACGTAACGCTTGTGCCTCAAGGTGTGAGATGATCTTTCGTACGCTGCCTCCCTTTGGTGGCGATCAACGAGCGGTTGCCGAAATTGTCCGTAACATCATGGACGGTAAGACCAACAACACCGGAACGGT